TACCGGCTCCTTTCGTTATACATTCGTGCCTCTTGATAGCTTCACAGGAACCATTCCGCATCTGCAGTTAATGGTTTCTTTAAGTGGTGCGCTCGGGTCGCCGGGGTACATCATCTTGATTCCTCCGGGCAAGTCGAACGGTTCATCTATTGGACGGATTTGTCCGTTGACACGCCTGTGGCTCGGGCGCACTTTGAAGTCGCCCTCTGATACCCAGCGCTTACCGTCATAGCCTCCGCTTTTCATGGCAGAATGTTGTCCTGTCATCACGGCCGTGTGCGCTTCGTTCTCGGATATAATTTTCACTCGCTCTGGGTTGTTGCCCACATTGTCGAGTGCTTGGGTGATGGTGTCCTCTAATTCCAGACCGCCGATGTTGCCGTTTCTGATTGATACGACCATGCGGTCTTGGGTCGTATTGATAATGCCTGCTATTCTGTCTTGCGGATTTAGAGCCGCTGGCAGGGTTCCCATTACGTTGCCGTCAACGCCGAAGTGCTGAACTGCATAGTTCTTTCCTGCATCGAGGCTTTCCTGCCACAGGGGGTTTAGAATGTTTTCGAGTACCTGCGCTTCTCCATCCCAATCAATCAGCCCCTGTATAAATCGCTTGATTTCCGCATCGTTTGTCAATGCTTGAAGCGTTGCTTGCGGAACTGATTCAAGGGCGACCTGCAGGGCATTGGACTGGTGGGTGAAGTATTTCTGAAGCGCCCGGCTTATCTTTGTCTCGTTTGTTTTAAGCGTGGCATCGAGGGTCCTCTGGACGGCCGCTTCTACTCTTGTGTCGAGTATGCTGTCAGCAGGGTTGCCCGGCATGGCGACATAGGCGCTGATGATATGATCCACGTCCTCGCCGTCTATTGTGTATGTCGGCTCTAATATATCCGCCTTGGTTTGCCGGGTGTGCTTCTTTGACTTGAAGCCGTATCCTGCATCCAAGGAGGGGGCGCCCGTTGCACTTGAACCGCTGAATACATCCACCGGGTTCTCGTTCATGCTGTAGAATATTGTTGCCATGTCCGTCTTGTACACATCGCCTCTTGCGCCGATGCCTGCCATCCCTTGTAATTCGAGCGCTTGGTTCTTCGTTATAAGTCCTGCGTTCCAGTTCTCGATGGCTTTCTGTTTATCAAACTCTTCATTGTGAGGGACAATATCGTCAAAGCGCCATACAAGGCTCTCTCCAAAGAAGGGGAGGATTTGTATGTTGATGGCATCCTCACGCATGCGAAGGCGCGGCGTCAACACGTTTTGTGCGTATATGTATTGTGCTGCTTCGGAGGTTGCTCGGTTACTGCTCTCGGTGATACCCATAATCTCACGAGGCACATTGAAGTGTTCGAGGGCTGCATCTCGGAGAAACCTGCGCCCCTCGATCATGTCCATGTCTTTCATGTTCTCGCTGATTTTGTTTATCGTTGCATCTCCGCCAATGGCAGCCACGCTATGTGAATTGAAAAATCCCTTGAAGCGTTCTTTCCATTGCGATATGAACCTGTCGCGCTGGTCTGGGTCGCTTCCAGGCATTGCAATAATCAGCGAGGGTGTAGCATCGTTAAAGAAGAACCGTTTCTGGAACTTGGCGGCATATTCGTCTATCTCGATTTCGTCCGCTATACTTTCTGCTTTGCCTACTCCGCGCATATATGGGTCTAAAGGATTTAACTCCTTTTGCATGAACATATCTTCGACCGGAACATCGATAATGCCACCGCTGGTTGTCCGTACTTGATAGAACGGATGCCCTTGATACGGTGTCTGCATTATCCATTGTGGAGGTACTGGCCACATCTCCATCGGTGCGCCGTTCTGGTCGCGCTCCATGACCATACCACCCTCGCCGGATAGTTCGAGGTATATTTGATGGAGCCTCCACAGTGCGGCTGGGGTTAGTTCGTACAGCGGGTTAGGTCTGTTCATGAAATCGAGGAAGGGGTGCGCGTACAGTTCTCTCTCGTTGCCCTGTGCGTCAACTTGAAATAGTTTGCCGTCTGCATATGCGAGGTCGGAGGCGATACGGTCAACTACGGCAAGGCGAGGGCTTTTCGTGAAATAATTCAGCCACTCCTGTTTGTTTCTCTGCGGAGGCGATGTCCATCTTGGCACAAAGCTGCCGTTATTGCCGTTGCTGCCGTAGCTTCTGTTTGGCTTGTTTCGCCTTATAAAAATTCCCATTGTTATCACCTCCTACATTGAAATTCCCCAGTCGTTATTATCGCCTGTGATATAGTTAAAGCCTCCGCTGCTGCCATCCACTTGGTCATCGTGCTTAGCCTCGGGGAAGCTTTCCAACTCTGCAAAGTATTCATCGTTCCACTCTCCTGCCAGTATATCCACATTGCCTACCTGCCATTGAGAGGCGAACGGTTCGGCTCGTGTTATTTTGTCGTTGCTCTCCATCTGTTTATCTGATGTGTACCCTTGAAGCATTACACGGTAGCTGTCTGCCTGCTCCTTGCCTGCCTGTCCGGGGTCCTGCGGCACTACGGTTGTTACATTGCCGTATTTCTGTTTGTCCTGCGCCGCCGTGTTTGCCACAAGCTGCCGAACTGCAGAGGCTTTAAGCTGACCCTTTTTAACATCGGCTACGATGTATCGGCCGCATTCGCGCTTGCCCATCAGCACGCCTGCTGTGTAGTCTGGGTCTGGGTATGCTTCGCTCGGCTCTGATGCGCCAAAGTCCCACCTCCGCACCCACTTGACAACATCCGCAGGGATTGCGTTGATGACATTGACATCCGTCCTCTTAAAATAAAGCCCGGATGCAGGCTTGATTTTCCAGTTGCCGTACAGCAATCGCTCTCGCTCTACGGTCGGCAGGGCTTTGAGGTTTGACAGATACTGCGGATTTCGTTTCAGCAGTTCTTGGTTGTCGTTGATGGATGCCGATATGAAGGTCACCGATTTAACATCGGTCACTTCAAAGGACGGATACTTCTCTACTAATTCCTGCGGGGTGTCGCCCCACACGATGGCATCATCTACCCGGAGCATATAGCGAATAACGCCGCTCCGCTCCTTGATTGCGTATCCTGTGTCCTGATCCCACCACCATGAAATAAACGAAGCGACCCAGCTGTCCGCTTCGGGGTTGCAGGTCGCTCTTATGTATGGCGCTACTCCGCAGGGGGAACGGTTACGGGATAGCATATAGAAAAATTGGTGTCTGCTGAACTCGCATAACTCATCGAATATGATTAGCGGTATCTGCGTTCCGTGCCAGTCCAGTACCGTATCGTCATATTGCAGGTGCGCCATTGTTATTCTCATTCCGCTTGGGAATGTCCACTGCACCCTCGGCTTCTGTACGGCTCTTGCGCCGAGCAGGGGATATATTTGCTTGCTTGTATCAAACAGCGAACCCTCGGCGGTGATGGATGTCATTGACCGTCTGAACATCACCGCTCCGAATTCGCCATTGCTCATGTGCCTTAATGGTTCAAGCAGGATTGCGTAGGACTTGCCTCCGCCTGCCGAACCGCCGTATATTACGATGTCTGCCGGGCTGGATAAAAACTGTTCCTGCATCGGCTGTGGTTTAATTACTTTCGTTGGTTCTTTCTTTGCCTGCGTTTGTGTCGACTTGCTCGTTCTCTTCGGCATCGTCACTCACCCCATCTCTGCCATTGTCGGGGATGAATATCTGCACCGCCTCTCCGAGGTTGACGTTGGTGTTCAGCGAGCCGTCCACGGTTGTGTCTACTCTTTGTCTGTTCTTCCATTCCTCCGGTCGGAGGTTCGTCAACATGAATATTTGAGCACCCACATCTGGCGGCTGGTGCTTTGTGGTTTTGTCAATCCTTACAGTCTGCTGGTTCTCCACCGACCTGCTGCCTTTGCGGACATCCCCAATGATTGTGGTTTTCACTTCCTCGTAGTCGTAACCGAAAGCCCGGCGAGCCATTGCTCCGGCTATCTTGTCGGATAGTTCTTGCTTACCTGTTTCAAGGGCCTCTTTTATCGGTTCGGATTCTTTCATCCACACCTTGAGCGTTTTATATGTTATCCCCATCAATTTGGCGATCTGTGTGTTTGTCCTGCCGTTACTCTTCCAAAGCGAGAGCAGGGCTATTCGATATTCGTCTTTTTCCCAATCATCACGCTTTTTGCTTCCGACATTCACTCTGCTTCACCTCTCTTTTTTATAGCAGCACGTTTTGAATTTATTCTCCGAACGCATCCGCATACTCTACGCGCTGTCCTTTGTTGGTTATGCAGTAGCAGGATGTATCGCCTGTCAGTTTCACATACCGCTTGACTATAACATCGCAGTATTTCTCATCGAGTTCCATCATGTAGCAAATGCGGTCTAACTGTTCGCAAGCTATTAAGGTTGAACCACTGCCACCAAATAAATCGACTATAATCCCTGCGCTGTGGTTCTTTATTGCTTTCGCCGCCAGCTCAACGGGTTTCTGTGTCGGGTGTAATTTGTTGATGCCGTCTTTGCATATTTCCCATATAGTCGTTTCGGTTGTCGCTCCTACAAAATTCAGCTTCTTCCCTTTCGGTTTCCAGTACAAACAAGGCTCATGCTTTTGCTTGTAATTGGCATTCAATGCCCCATACCCGCCGTTCTTTACCCATATAATCAGCGAGTGAATGTCGCCCACCGCTTCAACAGCCGTGTACAGTTTGCTTGCCTTTGTGCCTGCAAACCATGTATAGCAAGGCCCGTTGCATATAGAAGCTATTACAGGAATAACTTCTGTGTATATATCATCCGATTCATCGTTCTTTATCATTTGTCGGTTGTTCTTCTCGACTTCGCCGTCTTTGAATTGTAACCCGCCAGTATATTCCACACCATAAGGCGGGTCAGTAAACACCATATCCGCCTTGTTGCCGTTCATCAGCGTTTCCACGGTTGCCTTGTCGGTGCTATCCCCGCACATCAACCTGTGCTTACCCAAGAACCATATGTCACCCGGTTGTGTTTCCGGCTCTTCGATTTCCTCGTATGCGGCTGCGGAGTCAAAGTCATCCTCTTCCGCTGGGTCATCTTGATGGAACTGAAGCATTAAATCCTCTATCTCATCAAGGTCAAAGCCTGTCAGCGTTACATCGTAGCTTCCGCTGTCGATGTCAAGTAGGAGGTCTTTCAGCATTCCCATGTCCCATTCGCCGCTGATTTTATTCAGTGCGATGTTCAAAGCCTTTTCCTGCTCTTTCGGGATATCGAGAACAACGACCTTTACCTCGTTCCATCCTTTGTCTTTGAGGACGGTCGCTCTCTGGTGTCCGCCGATGATGGTGTTGTCGCTGTTTATTATAATCGGGTCCACATATCCGAACTCATCAATGCTCCGGGCTATCTTCTGATATTCTGGATCAAGAGGTGTCAGCTTCTTTCTCGGGTTATAATCCGCATGACGGAGTTCTGACAGTTTTCTTGTTTCTATGTTCATGGACGGTTGCTCTCTCCTTACTATAGCTTAGTTATATATAACTTTTATTATTGCTTATATATTTAACTATGCTATTTATATATTAATAG